CAGCCCGACCGGCGAGGTGCTCAACGACCTCACCCTGGGCGAGTACGGCGTGGTGATCACCAGCGTGCCGCACCGCGAGACCCTGGAAGACAGCCAGTTCGAGCAGGCCGTGGCCCTCAAGGAGCTGGGCGTGGCCATCCCGGACGCCGTGCTCATCAACGCCAGCCGTCTGCTCAACAAGGGCGACATCATCAAGCAGATCGAAGCCTCGCAGAACGGCCCCGAGGCCGAGCAGCAGCGCCAGACCGCCGCGCGTGCCCAGGCAGCGGAGATCTCGAAGGTGGAGGCCGAGGCCGCGAACAAGACCGCCGATGCCCAGCTCAAGGGCACGAAGGCCCAGAAGACCCTGATCGAAGCTCAGATCGCTGCGAACACGCCGCCGGAGGCCCCGCAGCAGCCCGAGGACAAGACGCTGGACGTCGCCACGGCCATGCACGAGGCCGACCTGGCCGAACGCGAGTTCGATCACAAGCGCCAGATGGACTTCATGGACCACAGCCTGCGCCGCAAGCAGCAGGAGGACCAGGCCGCACTACAAGCCGCTCAGATGCAGCAGCAGCGCGAGGAGCGCGAAGAGGACGCCATCGCTCAAGCGGCGTCCGCAGCCCAAAAAGACCGTCAACCTGCGACAAAGACGTCGCGCTGAACCACCTGGAGAGAGCCACATGGACCCGAAGCGACTGCACTGGATTTTCAATCGTTTCATGAAACCCGCCGATGACGGCGAAGGCGGCGGTGCCGGCGGCGGCGCCGTTGACCGCGGCGACGGCTTCATCACCAGCGAAAAAAGCCCCAAGGACGTCGTGAACGACGCCTCTGGCGACTCGGATGACGCCGACGTCGACGACAAAGGCGCCGCCAAGGGCGGCAAGGCCGAAAAAGACGACGAGAGCGATGACGACGGTGACGACGACGGCGAGGAAGGCGAGGGCGATGAGCCCAAGGGCAAGAAAAAGGGCGCTCCGCGCATCCCCCTGAGCCGCCACGAGGCGATCCTGAACAAGGAGCGCGAGAAGCGCCAGGAGATGGAGCGCCAGCTCGCCCAATTCCAGAAGGGCCAGCAGGTTGCCGTCACGAACGAGGAGCTGACCAAGCTGGAAGACAAGATCATCGGTCTGGAGCGCGACTACAACGTGGCCATGGCCGACGGCGAGACCGAAAAAGCCACCCAGCTGATGCGCCAGATCCGCGTGCTGGACCGTCAGGTCACTGAGACCCGCTCCGAGATGCGCACCGCCGTGGCCGAGGCCCGCGCCGTCGAACAGGTGCGCTACTCCACCGCCCTGGAGCGCATCGAAGAGAGCTTCCCGCAGCTCAACGAAGACGCCGAGGACTACGACCCCGAGCTGGCCCAGGACGTGGTGGACCTCAAGGCCACCTACGAGCGCCGCGGCATGACGCCCACCCAGGCGTTGCAGAAGGCGGTCAAGAAGCTGGTGGACGTGGACACCGGCGCTCAAAAGAGCGCCACGGAGGTGGCCCCGCGCGTCACGGCTGACCAGGTCGCCGCCCAGCGCAAGAAGGACGCAGTGGCGAAGACCGCGGGAGCTGCGAAGCGCACCCCGCCGAGCACGGGCAAGGTTGGTCAGGACAGTGACCGCAACGGCGGCTCGCTGCGCGGCGAAGACGTCATCAAGATGTCCCAGGACGACTTCGCGCGCCTGGACGACACGGAACTCAAGCGCCTGCGCGGCGACGACTTCTGAGGAGAACGACCATGATGCACATTTCTTCCCCCCGCACGGACGACGACGCGATTGAGCAGGAGATCCAGGCCCATGGCCTGAATGCTCCGCGCGTGACGCCGACCGACCTGAACGCCAACATCACCCACACCGAGATCGTCAAGCACATCACGCCGAGCGGTCAGGTGCTGCGCTGGGCCGTGCTGACCACTCGCAACGGCTTCGCCGTGACCGGCAAGCCGTCGGCAGCGGTGTCCAGCGAGAACGACAAGGCAGAGATCGGTGAGAAGCTCGCCATCGAAAACGCTCGCGATGAGCTGTGGTCGCTGATGGGCTACGAGCTGCGCTCCAAGCTCGCCGCCGAGGCCAAGGCCGCAGCGCAGTCCCAGGACTGCCCGCATGCTGCCCCGCACCGCTACTGCGCTCAGTGCGTGGAGCACCCGTGCCCGATTGGCCTGGGCCAGGGCCAGAAGGGTGGTGCAGCATGAGCCAAGCACCCCAAACCACCACCGTCGCCATGGCCACCACCGGCCTGGCTCTGTCCATCGCTCGCGTGGCCCACGAGGTCAACCGCGCCTACTGCCAGGCCCTGGGCGACTTCACCCAGACCCCCTGGGAGAGCGCACCGGACTGGCAGAAGATCAGCGCCGTCAAGGGCGTCGAGTTCCACCTGGCCAACCCGAACGCTGGCCCCGAGGCCAGCCACGACTCCTGGCTGGCCGTGAAGCAGGCCGACGGCTGGGTCTTCGGTGAGAAGAAGGACGAGGTCGCCAAGACGCACCCCTGCATGGTGCCGTTCAACTACCTGCCGCCCGAGCAGCGCGCCAAGGACTTCATCTTCCGCGGCGTGATCCACGCGATCCTGCGCGAGCAAGCACGCACCTGATCGCCCCGCACTGACCTGAAAAACGACGCCCATTGGCGTCGTTTATCTTTTTTGGATTACACTGCGCTCTATCGGTAAGGCAAGGCACGATAGCCCTTCCAAATTTCCGCCCTGTCAGAGCGACATCTCGACGAAAAGCGTGGCCCCCAGGGTCGTTTCTCGTTTCAAGATAGAAAGGGGTGCCAAGATGGCACTTACCAACTTCGCTGCTCTGACCACGGAGCAGAAAACCGTCTGGTCCAAGGACCTGTGGCGTCAAGCCCGCAACATGTCCTTCGTCAACAAGTTCATGGGCAAGGGCTCCAACTCGATGGTGCAGCACATCACCGAGTTGAAGAAGTCCGAAAAGGGCGCTCGCGCCGTCATCACGCTGCTGGCCGACCTGCAAGGCGACGGTATCGCTGGTGACCGCACCCTGGAAGGCAACGAAGAGGCCATGCAGTCCTTCGACCAGGTGATCCGCATCGACCAGCTGCGTCATGCGAACCGCCACGAAGGTCGCATGGCTGACCAGAAGTCGGTGGTCGAGTTCCGCGAGAACAGCCGCGACGCTCTGGCCTACTGGCTGGCCGACCGCATCGACCAAGTCGCCTTCCTGACCCTGTCGGGCGTGTCCTACGCCAAGACCAACAAGGGCGGCAACCGCGTGGGCTCCGACCTCCAGTTCCTGGAGTTCTCTGCCGACGTGACCGCACCGACCGCGAACCGTCGCCTGCGTTGGGACGGCACCGCCAAGGCTCTGGTGGCCAACGCCGCCACCTCCGGCCTGGTCGCCACCGACACCCCGACCTGGAACATGTTCGTCCAGCTCAAGGCCTACGCCAAGGAACGCTACATCCGTGGCGTGATGGATGGCGGCGAGGAAACCTTCCACGCCTTCCTGACCCCCTCGGCCATGGCCAAGCTGAAGATGGACCCCGACTACATGCTGAACCTGCGTCACTCGCAGCAGCGTGACAAGAACGAGGCCCTCTTCACCGGCACCTCGGTCAAGATCGACGGCATCTACCTGCACGAGTTCCGCCACGTCTACAACACCACGGGCGCCGCTGCCGGCTCCAAGTGGGGCGGCACCGGCAACGTGGATGGTTGCCAGATCCTGTTCTGCGGTGCCCAGGCGCTGGGCATGGCGGACATCGGTGCTCCCGAGTGGGTGGAGAAGGGCTTCGACTACGAGAACCAGCAAGGTATCTCGGTCGGCAAGATCCTGGGCTTCCGCAAGCCCAGCCTCTACACCATCTACGAGCAGAGCACCGAGGACTTCGGCGTCCTGTCCTGCTACGTGGCCCAGTAACGGGCCGACATCACCCGGGGCGGTCGCCTCGGGTGGTAGCAAGCAACCCATCTTGAGAAGGAGCCAGTGATGGCACTCCAACGCAAATCCCGTACCGCGCAGTACCCCCTGCACGCCGAGTTCACCTTCAGCATGGCCGACACCATGCTGGCCTCTGACGGCGTCATCCGCGCCTTCAACGCCGCTGGTGCAGCCCAGATCTTCGACGTCCTGGGCCTGCCCCCGAACGCCGTGATCGTCGGCGGTGAAGTGGTGGTCGAAGTCGCCTCGAACGACGCCGGCACCGCCACCATCGCCGTGGGTGACTCGACCCTGGCCAACCGCTACCTGGCCGCGACCAACGTCAAGGCCGCAGCCCGCACGGCCCTGGTGCCCACCGGCTACCGCGGCGTCGGCGAAGACCTGCGCATCACCCTGGCGGACGCCTCGGGCGGTGCGACCCAGGGCACCGTCACGGTGCGTGCTCAGTACATCGTGACTGGCCGCGCCAACGAAGTCCAGCCGACCTGATCGTCGGCTGAGATGGGCGGGGCTTCGGCCCCGCTCCCACAAGGAGAACCCACATGAATTTCGTCACCCTGCGCGACCGCACCCTGACCTCCAAGCTGGGCCACGTCATCGACTTCAAGAAGGGCGAGCCGACCTACGTGCCGCCCGAAGTCTGGGACGAGGCGATCGCCATCGGCGCCACTCCCGAGGACGAGCTGCCTGAAGAGGACAAGACCAACTCCACCGAGCCCAACGACCCCGTCGAGCGCAAGGCCGCCATCCAGGCTGCTTTCCAGGCGATCGTCGAGCGCGGCGCTCGCGAAGACTTCGCTGCCTCCGGCGCACCGTCGGGCAAGGCCGTGAACAAGCAACTGGGCTGGACCGTCGAGTCGCGTGAGCGCCTCGAAGCCTGGAACCAGTTCGTCACCGCCAAGGCCGCGTGATGACCCCCGGTGAGCTGATCGACATCTTCCGCACCGAGATGGCGGACATCTTGGAGCCCTACCTCTGGTCGGATTCCGAATTGCTGGGCTATCTCGATGACGCGCAGACGGTCTATGCCCAGCTCACCGGAGGCTTCGCCGACTCGACCTCGACGGCCACGAAGATCACCATCGTGGCCGGCAAGGACTGGTATGCCATCAGTCCGCGCATCCTCAAGCTGCGCCGCGTCACGCGCACCGACACTGGCCGCGAGATCCCTGTGTGGACCGCTGAACAGGCCGAGTTGCGCGGCGTGCGTTTCGACGGGCTGACCGGCCCGATTCGCGCCCTGGTGTCCGGCCTGGAGGACCAGAAGCTGCGCGCCTGGCCCATGCCCAGCGAGGCCAGCGTGCCGGCAGAGCTGCGCATCCTGCGCCTGCCCTTGAGCACGATCTCCGACGTGGACAGCCGCATTGAGGTGCCGCTGCAACACCGCGTGCCGATGCTGAACTGGGTCAAGTCTCGCGCCCACCGCAAGCCTGACGCCGAGACACTCAACCCGGTGAAGGCCGATGCCTACGAGCAGGCCTTTCGCCGCTACTGCGTACAAGCCAGCGCCGAGCTGGCCCGCCAACGTCGCCCATCCGGCACGGTCCATTACGGGGGTCTGTAAATGTTTGTTCAATTCTCTACTGCCGTGCGCAACGCCATGCTCGACGCGATCGAGGTCGCCATCGGCGCCTCACCGACCCTGCGCCTGTATGCCGGCGCGCTGCCGGCGAACTGCGCCGCCGCGCCAGGCTCTGCAGCCCTGGTCACGATGAACCTGCCGGCCGACTTCTACGCCGCCGCCGCGAATGGCACCAAGGCCTTGAGTGGCTCCTGGACC